AGCGTAAAAGATGAATATTAAAGGAGATAATAATGGCTAAATTAGTATCGACAATGCTATTCATCAGCCTCCTTTTTAGTGGGTGCTCATTAGAGCCAAGTAAAAGTGAATGTAAGTGTGACTGCAACTCAACTAAGTTTGAGTGTACTCATACTGACTATAACTGGATTACAATAATTGGCAAAGCTAGACTTGTAAGTCCAAGATAAGGGGATACTATGAAAAAAGTATTAATGTTAGTAGCTTTAGTTTCAGGACTATTTGCATTTGGTAATGGTGGTGGAAGTTCAGCTTCTTCTAATTCTTCATCTGGTGCGTCTGCTAGTAACAATTTTAGACAGAACATTATTGTCATAGCACCTAGAGGCCCAAGAGGTGCACAAGGAGTTCAAGGTGAGCAGGGAGTGGCTGGTACAAATGGTACAAACGGAGCCAACGGCACTAACGGTCGTGATGGCTCTAATGGTGTTTGTGATGATAGCTTTTTACAGAAGCTAAGAAGTGCATCATCAGCTATGGATAGTGTAGAACTTAACCCAGACCATAAAGGTCTATCAGTAGGTTTAGGGCTATCATCTGTTTCAGGAGTAGCTTCTGCCGCTGTCGGTGTAATGTACGGGCAAGAGATTGACAACTCTACTATTAAATCAGTTGGTTATAATATCAAAGGATATAATGGAGAGGGTGGTTATCGTGGAGCAAGTGCAGGGTGTAACTATCGGTTTCTAGGAGTTGTTTAACTTATCCCAGAAATCAATAGCTTTTACTACAGCTGAGACACGTTTAGCGTCTCGCTTAGTATAGTGAACAGAAAGTAGCTCTGTTAGGTGTTTATTTAACAGAGCTATTCTTTGATTAATAACTCCATAAGGTATCTCAGGTACGTTAACATTTTCTCCGTATAAATATTCAGTCTCTTTCATCATCTATAGCCTCAAATATCGGTTCTAAGTCACTAAAATCTACTGCTACTATACTGTAACCATTAGCTTCCATAATTTTCTTCAAGTTATAGTCTTGTAGCTTTGATGTGTTACTTCTAGTTAGAGGAGTTTTAACCTCTATACCTATGAAGCTACCTCTATAGCAAGCTAATATATCAGGCACTCCTTTCTTACTAGCCGCAACTACTTTAACCACGTACGCACCTTTAGCTTCCAAAGCTTTGACAATTTTAGCTTGATACTGCTGTTCTTTCATAGTTTCGCCTTATGTAGCGTTGCCACTGCTCTCATTATATCTTTAGCTGGTTGCATACAGCTTCGGCACGGCATTATGAAAACTCTATTTTCTACCTTGTAGCCTCCACTTATATCCGTGCACTTAGTTGATGGTATTTTACCCTCTAACTCTTTTTCATATTTTAGCTCTAGCTCACTGCCACATTCTGCACAAGTGAAATGTGTCTCTAATACTCCTCTCATTGGTAGTCTCCCTCTTTCTTGTCAAAGCGTACTGCATTAAACACAGGTTGCACGTATGTACCATCTTTGAGTATCTGCTCGTAAGCTACCTCGATAATCTCTCCGATATAATAGTGTGGGTCTCGCTCTTTATCTTCATCAGTTCTAGGTGTAACCCACACTTCACGTCCAGCTTTGTCTTTTAACCCTAAGCTACCTATCTTTTCAGCGTTCTTTCCGTTTCCAGCTTTCCAATCAAAACATAGTAAGTCAACTGTTTGTCTGTTCTTACGTTTAACTAACTTATCAGTACGCTTACCATCATTATGCCATCTATGGTCTGGGCTTCTAATAATTATACCCTCCCATCCTGCGTCTAAAGCGTCGTAATAGAACTTGTTTAGCTCGTCTTGGTCTTTACAGTATTTGCCCTCAGCTGTAACGTCTGCTATGTCAAACTCTAAATCTAGGTTAGTATTAAACATGATTAACCATCTGTCTTCGTATGGTAGCTTAGCTTTGCCGTCATAAAACTCAGTAAGAGTTAGATACTCAAAGATACGGAAATTAGGTTTACTAAAGTTCTTAATACCTTTAGCTGTGTTAGTTCTCATAGTAGTTTGTATGCCACATTTAACTCTATCTCCAAACTTACCTTGAACTCCTACTCCCATCATTTCGCCTAAGTAAACTCCATCTTCCATGTTGTCAAAGATACTCTCCTCTATTTCAAATGGATGCCCACCGCTTGTATAGAACTTAGGTTTAGCACCATCCACGATACAAGTAAAAGAGAAACCATCATACTTATATTGAGCAATACAAGGAAAGCTAATACTATCTTTTCTCTTTTTAGTTGTCTTGAAGTTCTTAAAATCAAGTGCTTTTTGCACTCCCCACTGTGGGATAACTTGTCGTCCATACACTTTGTTAATTGTTTTAGCTGATATACCTGCATCAATAGAGCGACAGAGCTTAAGATTAAGCAAATCATCACGTAAATCATTCTTGTCTCCTGTTTTATTATACTTGATGTAGGGATTATAGACAGCTATAAGATAGTTAGTCCAATCATCATCATTCATGTGTGAAGCTAAGATAGCTTCTTTAGCGTTCATAGAGCTTACCGCTCGTAATTCATGTATAATATTAATCATTAGTGTTGTCCTTTTATATATTTAGCTACTTTATCTGCTACTTTTGTTAGATTTTTACCTCTAGTCACTTGTTTACCCCATACATAGCCCACATACTCTGTGCCCTCTATCTTTATCTCAACTGGCATTTTTGCTCCTTAAAAATTTAGCTATCATTTCTTCTTCTGTAGCTGTGTAAGCTCGTCTTTCAAGCTCCTCTGTTTTAGTTGGCTTCATATCATCTACAAAAGTCTTCTCCCTATCCAACTTGACTGTTACTTTGTTACGTTTAGCTCCATCTGTTCCTACAGGAGTGTAAACTTTTTTCTTCTTTCTGGGTTTAGCTTTGGCTTTAGCTCTTTCCTCTTTAGCTTTAGCTCTAGCTTTATCATAACAAGCTCTACACCGCTTAATACCTGAGCCAGCTGTTCCTTTCATCTCTTTAGTATCTCCGCAATCTGGGCATATCCTAAAGTGTCTTATAGGTACTATCATCTTTTCCTCCGTGAAGCTATAATGAATAGGCTCTACATATTTAAGCCTACATACTCGTCTAATGCAATTTCCGCAATAGGGAGTTTTACGTTTAGCTGTGTTTACATTTACTGTAGAACAGTTAGGACAAAAATAGTAGTATCTCTTAGGCACGTAGTTCTTGTATCTAGCTTCATTAGCTCGTCTGCCTGCTTCGGGACGACTGCACTTGTAGCACTCTTCGTCTCCTGTAGGTCTATAGCCAACTATAGATTTATCTCCACAAGTTTTACATATTCTAGTGTACTTAGTCCTTTGTCCTACAGGGTTAACTCTACGTTTCTCTCTAGCACACTCTTTACATAGAGCTTCTCTATTAGCTTTAGTCACTCTATATTTGTAGAATTTAGCTTTACCACATTTAGGGCAAGGACAACTAAGTTTTTTCATTATATTATACCATACCTAATAAATATTAGTTCTATAACTAAATATGTACTCCATATTCCGAAAGTAAATATAGCTGCTAAGGTACTATAGAACCCATGTGCTAATACTATTCCTGTTATCCATATTATACTATAGATAAATACCATTATTTCTCTCATGTTAATTTGTTCCTTTTATATAGCTTGTCTATGAAATTAGTCTTGTTTAAGCTTACAGTCTCGTAAACTTGCTCGGAGATAGCTCCTCTAACAAGGTAGAAGTGAACTTTAATTGCCGTATCTCGTTCTCTATTAGCTTGTCTAGCACGTCTCTGGCTATGTTTTGCGGTTGAGAAGTCTTGACTGTAGATAATGAGATTTCTGTAGCTGGAGAGGTCAACTCCCTCTGCATAGCTTGTTCCCTGTAAGAGGACAGCCTGTCTAAAATATTCTCTAAGTTTGATACCCTCTGCTTTGTAGTGGAACATAATAACCGTATCGCTATTGTCTCCAAACTCTCGTCTAATTGCATCTATTTTCTCCTTATTATCTAATAGCCCGCTAGAGCCATCTTCTTTTTTGTAAACTCCGCCCTCTATTTGGTGCAAAGTAGTCCTTAGCTTCATAGAGCTATCAAGTGGTATGTCATCAAATAGCATTTCTTCCTCTTGACAGCTATTATATAGCTTTTTAGTCTCTTCATCTAGCTCTACATAGTGAATTATGTCCTCTGGCTCATGGTCAAAATCAAGTTCAGCTCTAGTTTTAGTTATGAATAAGTGTTTAACCTTATCCCATACCTCTTTTTTAACTGTGTCATATTTAATTTTCTGTCCATGACCTGTATAAACTACTTCGGGTATGCCGTAGTGGTCAAACCACCTGTAAAAGTTGTCGAAGCTATCAAATGGACTATACTTAGTCATAGCTAGCTGATGAAATAGTAGCTGATAACCTTGAGCATTAGGTGTAGCTGAGAGATAAATTACGGGTTTTTCGTAGCAAATCTGCTGGACTATCTTAGCTATAGCTCCTGCCTTTGGATAAGCACTTAGA